GAACCCGCTCCGGAGCCCATCGAGGCGTCGGAGCCCGCACCGGAACCCGCTCCGGAGCCCATCGAGGCGTCGGAGCCCGCACCGGAACCTGCACCGGAACCTGCACCGGAACCCGCACCGGAGCCTATCAACGCTTCGGAGGGAGAACCCAAACGTAAAACGACCATGCCAGCAGGTATGAGTTGGCACGATCGAGTACTGGACAACCAAACAATTTCACGCAATATGCCGAAAACTTTTAAGGAAATCATGTGCGACGAGGCGTTCAAGGCACGTCTCAATTCGCTGAACTCCGCTTTCCGTAGCGGGGCAACGTCCGCGGACAACAACCCGGACAACGTAGAGACCGTGCGCTTGCTCGCCAGCGCCATGCTGTCGGACGAGCGTATGGTGGTTCTCGCAAACGCTTGCAACTTCACCAACGGTATTACGCGCGAGCGTAAGAACGGTTTGAAGTTCCTCGTAGAGTGTGCCGCTGGTGGCGCGGCCGCGGCTACCCTTACTGCCGCTGACCTCGGCGTCATTAAGTGGATGTCGCTGTTCCTCGAGAAGCTCCTCCCGGACAACACGTTCATGCGGTCGATCCGCTTCGTCCCCATGTCGGACCGCGAGGGTGCGATCTACGTTGAAAGTGGTGTGAACCCCGCCACGTATGTGGGCTCGACCACGCCGGTCAACGCACAGCGCTACTTCTACGACGACATTAAGCGCACGATCGCGCGGCAGGTGTTCTCGATTCAGCCGATCACGTTCCAGTACGCAGATATGGCTATCCTCGCATACGACAAGCAGTCGTGGGGCTGGTCGATTGCGATGGATTCGCTCATGTCGGACGTAGCAACGTACATTCTCCAGGTGGCCGCAAACACCGACGGTGTTACGGTTCTCCGCACGACGGGTGGTTCGTTCTCGTCGCAGGGTCTGTTCCCGATCGAGGCGCCGAACTCGAATGTGAACATCAAAGGTATCTCGTCTGACGACATCACGATGACCGTAGGTGCGTTCCTTACGCAGAACTACCGTCTGAACGATCGTAAGGTCGAGATCGTTATCCCGTCCAATCTCTTCACCAAACTCGCAACCGCCCCGACGTTCAAAACGTTGCTCACCCCGCATCTGTCCGGCTCTGTCGGTAGCGGCTTCGAGTACAACGGATCGCGTATCTGCGGACGTAACCCGGTCGCCCGCTTCAACACGACCTCAAACGAGGTTGAACTCGACCCGGCCATGTACGCCGATGGAACGGTTGACAGCGAGGACGGATCGATCGACGCTCTGACTGCCGCCGTGACGACGGCCAACCACGTAGGTGCCGCTGTTGCGTTCGTCGAGGGCGAGATCATCGCCGGCGTAGGGTCGATCGACGTCACCGTCATGCCAGACCCCGTGAACTACGGTATCACCATGTCGGGGTGGATGTCGACCGGCGCAACCGTAGCACGTGAAAACGGCAAGGGTGTCGCGGTTATCGCTCCGGCGGTACAGGCGTAAGGTTGAATAGGCAGACCGGGTAACACCGGTCTGCCATAAAAACGTAAAACATGAAAGCAACTTTCAATATCCAGCAGATTTGCGAAATCGCCACGAACGTTCGTCGGTACAAAACGCTGTACGTCACGTCGGAGGGTGTTATGTTTCGCACAAAGAGTGCTGTCGAGAACGCTGTGCGCGTCCGCAACATGATAATCGATGACCCGGCCAAACTCGTCGGTTACGTCGAGATCACGGAGGAAAACGTGACGAGCGACAACCTTAAGCAGTTTGCAAAGAACACCCGCGTGTTCGCGGCGCTGTTCAAGGATGCGGTTATCCCGAGGATGCGCACGACCCAGCAGCCCAAAGAACGTGAGTACAAGGCCGACGGCCCGGTAGACGCTACGATCGTGGACGACGTGAAAAAGAGCCTCGGCCTTGTGAAAGAGGTGCCCGAGGTTCTCGACGCGACCAGCGTTATCGCGGAGCCCGGTAACGAGAAAACCAAGTAGGTATGGCACAGACAGGTATTAATATTCAAGTCACCAACACACAGCTCGGATCGACCCCGCAGGTCAACGTGAACTCGATGCTGATCGTTGTGGGCGCGACGGCGGGTTCCGGTGGAACCATGCCGTTGGAGCTGTCCAAACCGTACATGATCACATCCCCGTCCGGATTGACCGCGCTCGGCGTAACGCAGGCAAACAACCCGGAGTTGTACAAGCAGGTCAACGATTTCTACAATCCCACTTCCGCTATCAACAACAACGGAAACATTCTGTGGATTGTGGGCGTACCCGAAAGCAACGCAGGTAACTCAATCAAGGGGACGCTCGTTCCGTGGTTGCGTGAGACCGTGGCAAACGGGTTCGAGTACCGCCCCCGAAACATCATGATCTCTCTCACGTCGAAGGGAGCCGGCATAACTCCGTCCGATGTTCAGACGGCTATCAATTCCGCGTACACGGAGGGATTCTCGGTTGTATGCGTGTTCGACGGTCAGCAGTTCGTTACGGAAAATCTCGCGGAGAACGGATCAACTTCGATGGAGGATTTATCCGAGCAGGACGCAATGATGGTAGGGGTAGTAATCGTCACGGACGAGGCCGGAGGTAGACCGATCGTAGGACGTATCGGTGGATACATGTCACAGCTCTCTGTCGGAACGTCTATCGGCGACACGTCGCTGACGCGCTTCGATACCTCTCTGTTTTTCGTCGACCCGGAGGGGGCCGCGTTCCCGGCTAACACGCCGTGTGGTACGCTCGCACTCGACACGATCAACGATCTCGGTAGCAAACAGTATATCTTCGCACGTACTCGTCCGCCCCGCAACGGACTGTGGTTCAACGACGGTGCTACGTGCGCCGAGGCTACTACGGCGTTGAGTACTCTCGAAGCGGCAAGAACCATCGCGTCTATGGTCGACGATCTGCGCGACTTCTTTACGCCGTATATTAACAGCAAAGTCCCGGTCAACGCATCCGGAGACATCGACCCGACGTACAAGCAGGTTGTTATCGACAACGCAACAGCGACGGTAATCAACCCCTACATCGAATCGGGCGATATTTCCGACGCACGTATCTCCCTTGTTGCGCAGAACAACGACATGGTAGGTACGCGAACCTGGGAGGTTACGTTGCAGATTCTCGCCGCTCCGACGTTGCGGTGGGTTGACGCTTTTGTGTTCTATGTAAGCAGTCTCACGTAGTATGCAGAAAGTAATTGGAGCAAGAGACGTCGACGTGTACATCAACTTCGACGTTATCGGTGTCGCCTACAAGGTAGAGACGGCATCCAACTTCACCGCGAACATTTCGGGTACGACGGACGACATCGGAGCTATCTCGACCGACGAGCCGATCGCAACGGACAACGGAGGAAACACGTATGACGTGGCGCTCACGTTGCAGGAAGCGGAGGCTAACACGATCCTCGACGCGCTGGCCGCCGCTACGGCTAACACGGACAACCCGATCACGCACATCCGACAGATTGTCGAAGCGGCGACGATCACGGCTGTTTGGCACAAGCGCCGTGACGTACCGGCGACGTCTACCACGGAAACGTACTACAACTGTACGGGCCTCGAAGAGGGCGACGCCGTTGAACGTCGCGCAACCGAGACGCTCAAGTCGTGGCGTTTCCGCGCTCGCGGAAAGAAGCGCGTTACGGTTCCCGCGTAGGCGCGGGCTGTATTTTGGTGTAGGGAGTTTGACCGCTCCCTACATCGCAAACTACTAAACATTGCAGGATATGGAATTTAAGAAACTCGAACTTCGCAACGTCCTCACGCCGGACGGCGACAAAAACATCATCGTAGAACTCGTACCGTTTAATCGTCGAAACGACGATCACGTAGAGTTCGCTTTCAACTACGCAGACATGGCGTCCGGTGCTCCGTCACCGTTCAAGACAGAGAACGACGCCGCTCGTAGGTTTGTCGAGCTCTTTGTGGTGCACAAAGAAGCGGATTTGCTCAACGAAAAAAGTGACGTAAGTTGCGTTCGCCACGACTTACGAGCCGCACGAACCGCGCTTCACGACGTCGACATTCAGAAAGCGTTGCGTGATTTTTTTATGAACGACTGACCTACCCGACGGGGGATATTCCGGGCGTAAAGGAGGAGCAACAGGACGAGGCAAAGCGTCTCGTCCATACGTTCAAAGTGCTGAATCGGGTAACGAAAAGTGACCCAATGTTCGTTAAACGTGTATTCGTATCACACTATTGCAACGTTCCGTATCACGTTATGCTCGACGATAAGTTGTATCCCCGAACGTTGGTTGAGGAGTTATTCGAGGCATCGTACTATTTAATGCGTTGCTTTGAATTAGCCCCATGGTCAGTAAGCGGGCTCGACGAAAAGATAGAAAAATACGTTAGGGATGGCAGAGTATAGTATCATACTGAATCTCACCGGTAACGCGGTAGAGAGAACGGAGAAGTTAGCGGCGGCACTCGGTTTGGCCGCCGCTAACGCAACTACGCTCGCCCAAGCGCTTCGATCCGTCGGATCGGCCTCCGCTACTATACCTAATAGAACTATACGTGTAAATACCGACCGTCGATCCGCTGGGAGTGGGTCATACACAGGGACAGGTAGGTCAGACCCGGCGTTCCGAGAGTACATCGCAAGTCTTACCCGTCGAAGCGACGCTCTGCGTTCAATGTCAGCGTACTATCGCGAGCTTGAACGTGAAAGCACGACACAGTACCGTCGACACAGGTCTACGAGAATTTTCTCATACGGTACAGGCTTCCGCATGGGCGGATTCAGCGGCGGATTCTCTACTATATTACAGCCAGACGCGAACGGTCGCATACTCGGTGTAGACGCGGAATCTTTCATGAGCAGAGCGAACGCGCTCGGCATAGCCACAGGCATCGTAACCTCCATAGGTAAGGCTATTGTCAAAGCGGTGGCCAAAGTGACCATCGGGCAGTACGCTACCGGTGCCATAGGTATGTTTGCCTTGAATCGGATTCTCATGTCCGAGGGCATGGCGGAGGGCGTCCGTATCATACAACGTAGGAATCAAGCCCGGCTCGGTATGGGCGATGAGTTCCTACGGGCGCAGGAAAGCGCAGACCTTTTGGCATCGAACTACGGGTTGGAGCGATCCGTAGCGTTGTCGACTATCAACGTTCTTACAGGTTTGCGAGTTGGAACGAAAGGTCGAGTGCTTAACGTTTCGGATGCAACGGCTTTAACCCGAGTAGGCGGTTTGGTAGCACAGCAGTCCGGCGCGCCGTTTGAGCGCGTCATGACTAACTTCCAGCAGATTCTCGCGCAGGATTCACCGAACTTGCGAGACATCCGAGAGCTGTTGAACCAAGCCCCGATTCTTAAGCGTTACGCTCTCGATGAGATCGCAAAACGTGGTGAGCAAATCGACGCAAACTCGTGGCTTAAAGATAAGGCCAACTTCATGGACGTGTTGACAAGGTACGACCTTGAAAACTCGTCGAGCCTTATCATGCAAGCCAGAGGCATGGTAAGCGTAGCTACGCAGGATATGTGGGCAAAGTTGGCCGAAAACCCGGAGTGGATGAAAGTAGCGTCGTACTCGGCAGAATTAATACGTTCTATCGGTGACGCTCTGTCGGGGTTAATCACTTCTTTGAGTAACGATACCGGCTTCCGCAATTCGGTTAGTTCTTTGATCGAACTTATCTCGTATCTTACGGATAATACGGATACCATCACAAGCACGGTAAGCCGGCTAACTACGGCGGTAGCAGACTTTCTCGGTATTGACATCGGAGATTCTGTGAGCCGAGGACGCGCACGTGATCAACGTAGACGCACAATCGAGCAGTCTGTTAGCACCGCTAAAAGCGAAATATACTCGCGGTGGTTGGCGTCGGGGCTCGCGAGAAGCTCCGACCCGGAGATTCAAAAACTCGAATTTGAATCGACGTTCAGCAGATGGAAATCGGAGTGGTCAGCGGACCCGAGTAAGCAAAACGCAGTCATAGCCTACGGTCCGCTTACGTCAAAGACGTCGGTACTTCAATCAAAATCTGACGTTGTTGGGCATAACTATCTCACGAGCCTAAAGGCGAGAAGTATTTTGCCGTCGGACGATTACACGTTTTTCTCGAATTATCTGACCGCACACCCACAGGATGCCTACGCGGCGACGAGGCTCGGGCCGGAGTACCCTTTGTTGTGGGCCGACGAGGAGATTCGACGCATGAAAGAAAACGCATCGAAGATACCCGATTTGCGTGGAGATGTAGGGACAGGCACCGACGACGGGTCGAGTATGTCCGGCTTTAATAGAGGTATGCGCAGTCTGACGATTAATTTTAACGACGCGATCGTTAAGTGGGACAGTCAGATTGTATCGGACGATCCGACGCAAGTCGTTGCGGAGGTACGTGAAAGTATCGAGCAACTTACGTCGCAGGCTATACAAAAGGCGCTCCTCGGGGCGACAGGTAAAATGTCAACGGGTTATTTCTAATTATGGGACAACTTCAGAAAGAGATAGCTACGTCCACAATTAATATGCGTAACACCTACCACAATGAGGCAGGCGCGTATATCAATAACGTGGTCGAGACGGCGACAGATATTGTGTCTATCGCGCAGAATCTGCCGGTTGTCACGTTGGCAAAAACGTGGATCGGTATCGGGACGGCGGGGCTATTCAAGAAAAAGACCGAATCGACGCCGTTCCTTGCACAGCAAGCGTCGCAGGCAGTGGATCAAGGAACCGCCGAATCGCAGACGTGGGGTCGGCTTGACAGATTCGACTACACAAAGCTGTATTCGTTGCAACTCGGAGACTACTTTATGCCAATGTCGCAGACGTTTACGTTGCAGGCTCGGAAAAGGCTCAACGTATCTGCGCTTGTCGACGGGCCGGATATTATCCAGCAGACACGCAAAGAGGCAAAAACGATCGACTGTTCCTTACGAATAACGCTTCGCGAGGCGCAAGAATCGCTCAAAATCGTAGAGGCGGCTAACGGATCGACGCTTAACGCAAAGGTCGCAGAGTTAGCGGCGTTCCTCCGAGAGTTTTACGAGGACGACGCTATCTTCGCCATACGAAACGACATGATAAACAACACGTTCGGTGTGACGTATGTTTTCATGACCGAGTACAAGTTCACACCGAGAGTAGGTATGTTCACGTATGACTTTAACTTCTCCCTCACGGAAGTGAAATTCGGAGAGACGCGAGACGGAAAAAACCTAATCGCATTTGACCTCCGGGAGCTCAATTCGGACACGTAGTATGAATTGCAATCGCGTTATTTGTCGAAACGAAGTTATCATCGAGGGGATAAACGTTGGTCAGTTCGAGACTTTACGTGTTTCCGGTAATGATAGGCAGCTCGGTGATTCCGCTGTCATAACGATACCGCTGTACGCGATTGGCGTAACAAACTCGGGGTACGCTAAACCGAGACTTCGGTACGAGTTTGCTCCGAACCTTGTTAAAACCCTCGCCGAAATCACGGTGAATTGCTGGTACGAGGGCTACGACAAACTTACCGTATTTCATGGATTCATCGAGCAGATTGTCGAGGGTTTCCCCATGACGATCTACGCTCGGGATATGACCTTTGCGTTAAAGTTTGGTCGGATTCAGAAAACGTGGGGAGACGTAACTATGTCTCAAATTGCGAACGATATAATACCGATTGCAAACGAAGCGTTCAAAAAGGAACGTGAGAATGCCGGTCTGTCGGCTCCCACAATGACGCTAAAATACGTATCGTCTGGCCCATACGTGCAGGCAACGACGTCTACATTCCCCTTTAACAACCCGGTAGACTTCAGCCCGTACGACACGGTACAGCGTATTATGCAGCTTATGGTACTGTACGGCGGAGTGACGGATAACGGAGAACTGTACGTTGGCGCGCTTACGAAAAACTCTACGCTTCCGGCCGTACAACTTGACACTCGATATAATGTATTCGATACAAATCTTATTCGCGAGGATAGTCGGTTCATAAATTACGAGGTTAAAGTTACCGGCATTTTGAAAAACGGGCGGCGGTACACCGCCACCGGAGGTATGCGTAACTCTCGTAGTGTTAAGCAAGACAGTGAACTCGACAAAAAGTACGCCGAAACGATCCGGTCATTCTCTACGTTAAATACCGTGGAAGAGATACAGGCCGCTGCTGATAGACAACTGTTATCGTTACAAGGAGTTCGCAATAAAGGACGTATCGTCATACCTTTATACCCAAAAATCGAACCGTTACAATCTGTTCAGTTCAATCACACGATGTTCGCAGATTTGAGCGGTAATTATTACGTCCTTGAATACGAGCTGTCTTGTAGCGATTCGGGGTACTTTCAGACGTTGACAGTAACAGATAAAGTATTCGCAATATGAAATACGATCAAATAGAAGACGCAGGCTCAACGTTTGGTCGTCAGTTAGCGAGACAGTTCTCACGGCTACGCACAACGTCCGTGACAGTTGCATCTGTGGACAAAGAAGCTGGTGTAGCAAACGTATTCATATACGAGGATACTAACACGTTCCCCGTACCGCTCTCATTCCTGCCCCTCGATTCGGGCCGGATAACCGTCGTACCTGTTGTTGGGTCACAGGCCGCCATCGCGTTCCTCGACAGCAACCTGAACACACCTATCTTTGTAGGTATGTCTGCGGTATCGTATATCGAGATCATTTCGGGGGACGTAAGTGCCACGTTAGACGCGGGGAACGACGTCATAAACCTCACAACCTCCGAGGCGTCGATAAATATGTCGGGGTCTACGATCACGTTCAACGGTGGTGGCCTCGGCGGGCTGGTGGAGGTCGGAAAGCTGACGAAAGCGTTAAACAGCCTGTGCGCGCAAATAAACCAAATCCAAGCGAACATAGCAACGCACTCGCACACAGTCAGCACGGACCCGAACTCGGGCTCCGGATCAACCACGGGTACGATATTCACGCAGATCAAAGTGCAGGACTTCTCGAACGACGATTACGAGAATAAAAACGTTTTACAATGATAAGCGCTCTATTCTTTAACTTCGACGATAACGACATAGTTATCGGGTCAAACGGTAGCTTTGTCGTCGCCGATACGAGTAACCAAAACATAGCCCTTATAGCTATGTCACAGGTATGCCGTGTGACGTACCCAGAGGTGGGCGTCCAACTCGGCTCGCGCATTGTGAACCAGCGTAGTTCGGCGGCCAGCGCGTTGATCTCCGAGGCGGTTCGTGCCGCAGAAACTGATGGAGCCTCGAACGTATCAATAACTTTATCGGGAAACGATATTCAATTCAAAGGGACGTATGATAGTTGATCCGAACACTACAATTATCGACCTCGCTTTTAACCTTTACGGGTCGTTAGCCGGTGTACCGGCCATCCTGCACCAGTTACCTGCTGGCGCCCGTATCGGTTTTTCCGATATGCCGTCACCGGGAAGCGACGTAAACGACATAGGTCAAACGTGGACGCCGGGCCTTGTTGGAAAAGAGCTCGACATAACCGTATCAACCGTCTACAACGAGTTGGCTAAAGACAAGGCCCCGTTCACGACTGACCTTTCGGCCTTGCAACCAATTATCGAGCAGGCGAAAGGGTACGCGGATATGATAGTCCCCGGGTACACGCAGGCTTTGCAGGTCAAGCCGGGTATGAACTTACAGGGAGCTACGTTGTTTATACTCAACACACAAATGCTTCCCGATCCGGAAAACACAGTTGAGCAGTACATCGAGACAACGGGAGGGTACAAAATAGTATTCCAGCAGATAGTTACGTCGTCGACCGGACAGAAAGTTCAACTAATATCTACAAGCGTCGCAGACCAATCAATCTACGGCGCGTTGTACAAGCAACTCTTTCAGAACCCGAACGGTTGGGTTCTTACACAGGTAAAACTGCGCGACGACATTCCGTTGATCGTAGCAGAGAACACGCTACTCGGTAACGTAGGAAATAACTGGGGTTGGAATTTCGCATACTTTAGTATATGAGTGTAATATCGTGGCTCAAAGAATCTAATCGGTACATCCACATTCTCGGGTGTTTCGTTTTGTCGTCGGTATTCGGTTGGCAGGCAGGCGTGGGTGCGTCGCTTACCACGGAGGCTAAAGACGTACAGGCTTCAAAGTCTATCAAGTCGTGGGATTGGGTAGACTTTACGTGTAACCTCATCGGCACTGCGTTGGGTGGTATTGTGCACTTCTTTATCGTGAAACTTTTATTCTAAATTACCATGTCACGAGGTTTACGAAACAACAACCCCGGAAACATTCGTCAGAATAGCGACAATTTTCTCGGGGAGATCAAACCGTCGGCCGATCCGGCGTTCAAGCAGTTCGAGAGCATTGAGTATGGCTACCGTGCCATATTTGTAACGCTCAACACGTACCAAAAAAAGTATGGCTTGTCCACAATACGTGCCATGATCTCGAGATGGGCTCCGCCGAAGGACAACAACGACACAGAAGCGTACATACGCGCTGTGTCCTCGGAATCCGGGGTTCCGGAGAACAGCCATATCACGTCGACGAACAAGGACGTGATGGTTCCGATCGTGGCCGCAATGTCTCGTGTGGAAAACGGAGCGGCGGCTAACATCTCCGAGGTACAAAGAGGTTGGGATTTATTCATGCAGTAGGACGTATGGGAGCAGTATCTACGATATGGAACGCGCTGAAACAGCTCGTCCCTAACTTAACCAATAGCAACGCCTCGATCGAGGCAAAGATCATCGACGTTGTAGGTACGTTTGCCGACGCCGAGGCGCTTGAGCGCCAAAACACGCTCAACGTCATAAATGCCGCTTTGGCGAATCAACGTGTTACGACGATAGAATACTATCGTCGTAAAGCCGTTGCGTTCCAAAACGGGGATCAACTCTCCTACGATCCTATAAGCCAAGCCGCGTTTTACGAAACAGTAGATACCGAGAAGCAAATTATCAAGCAGGCCTACATTGTGGGAACTTATCCGCAGTACACTCTGCTTGTAAATGCACTCGGGGATGATGGGCATCTTCGGGCGCTGACGCCAGACGAACTTGCCTCATTCAAAACGTACTTCTCCGCGTTCCAGCCGCTCGGCCTTAACCTGAACATAGCGTCCTTGCAGGTAGCACAAATCTCCGATCCGTACATGGTTATCTACGTGGAGCGAGGCGTCGACGCGGGGGACGCCGTAGCGCAGATAACGCAGAACCTGCTGAACCATGAGGCGCAGTTGCGCACGAGTAACACCGTCACGCTCACCGAAATCTCGGACGTGATACAGCAGTTTGCAGGTGTGCGGGCCGTCGGTTTCGGTAATCCCGTCGCGTCAGAAGTGAGCTTGTCCGGCTCAACAAGCACCGTGTACCCCACGCAGGGCGTATTCCAGCTTCTGAATGGGGCCTTTACGTTCGCCACACCTATAACAGTCGACATGATTAAAACGATCTCCTAATGTTCCGGTATATCTGTATGCCCAAACTCGTAGCGTATTTGCTACGGGAGTTCAGTGGCAGGTCGGACGGTAGTATGTCAACATTATACAAATTCGTATTTTGTCTGTGTCTACCGTTCGTATCTCAAACGTTCAGACGGGCCAGACTTATAGCCCTCGCGATAGCGGAGTGTACTAATAGCGCCGACCAAATATCAAGGCTTATAACCGCGATAACCGGCGCTACTATGGTAATCAACCCGTATATCGAAGAAACATACGTTTCGTATGACGACACGAGCCCGCTGCAAACGCCGTACTCGTACCCGCCGACAGGCGACCCGCTCATACCGTACACCCCCACGGCAAACGCTGGCGAAATAATCATAACGCTTAACGGGGCAAGCCAAAGCGAAGTTCAAGCGTATCTCGAACTTCTGCTACCATTCTACGTTGAATACACCTTAAAATTTGAGTGATGGCTAACATTCTAACGCTTAATTCCGCAAATCCCGGAAAGGGGCGACCTTTACGTCTGTCAGATTTGCAGGCACTGTGGGACGCAATCGGCTCGCTTTTCGTCGCAGGGCCCCAGCAAAACACACCGGTTATACTTTGGGGCTTCCAACTGCAACCCGACAATACGTTCAGCGCCGGAGCGTTAAGTTACGGCGGACAGCTGTACTACTACCCGGCGTCAACATCCGACAAAATTTCAGTCGGAGATAGCGTATACGTCGATACCGTGCCGTCTGGCGACGTGCGAGTTATCGAGGGCGGGGCAAGTCAACAGTTCTCATCCTACAACATCGTAACGGGGAAGGAATCGGACACGTCGACGTTCCTTTTCAGCATCCCTATCGCCGAGGCCGTAGAGGTTTTCCGGTGCGCCATGATGATGACACAGGGAGGCATACCTGCAAGTATGCTTAAGCCGGGTTCTATCGCAGGACCGCAGATCGCAAACGGTGCTATAACCGGAACGCAAATAGCGAACGGTGCTATAACCGGAACGCAAATAGCGAACGGTGCCGTAGCGGACGCACAGCTATCCCAGCCGCACAAACGCATAGGGTGGGCCCGTCTTACTTTGTCCCTCGGAACGTCGACCGTACCGTTGTCTACGATCGTAAGCGCCGGCGGCATAGACAATTCCGTCGAGGTGAGCTCTGTAAGACTTGCGTCTAACGAGTCGCTCGGTATAAACCTCGACGGTGACTTCCCGAGTTTCCCCGACATAATCCCGCTGTCTTTCCACGTTTCGAGCGGAAGCGCCACGGTTACGTTAAACTTTTCACAGCCCGTCGCTTCACCAACGGGCATGAGAGTACTAACGCTAACAGCGTCGACGTACATCGGCGTGACGTTGGCCAAAAGTATCAACGGGTACATACCTGTGGGTACGGTCGCATTCTGACGACGCATAACGCAAAACGGGCCTCTATACAACCGATGTATAGAGGCCCGTTTTGCGTTTATAAAAATTTCTTCAACTCGGAAATATCGAAGTCCGTCACAACGATAGATTCGTCCACGCGCATATACTCCACCACGCACGACAAAACAGCGAGGTCTGTTATCGTTCGATCAATGCCGTCCACATTATTCGATTCGGAGAAATTTACAATCGCGGAGAGGGAAAAATATAATTCTCCGTCACGGCATTTGAAAAATTTTATAAGAGAGACGTAAGCATCATCCCAATCTACCTTTTCATAAATAGCCTCTGCTATCCTGCTGTACAGTTCGTCTGAAATCCTAAACATTTTTAGTCAAATTAATAGCGTGATCCTCTTTCTTTTCTAATACTTTTAGCACACGTTCGTCTATCGTCCCCTTTGCAAGTAAATGAACGATGCTCACGGTTTCTTTCTGCCCGTTCCGATGAAGTCGTTTATTTAGCTGTGCGTACAACTCGGCGTCATACGTTAAGCTAAACCACACGATAACGTGACCTCCAAATTGAAGATTCAATCCGTGCCCGACGCTTGCGGGGTGCACAAGCGCCATGCTCATACCTCCACGGTTCCATCGTTCCACGTCTTCGTTGGTCTCTATACGACCAGCCTCGGGAAACGCAGTTTGTAGCTCGTTCAGCTCACTTTTGAATTGGTAAACCACGAGTATACCCCCATCATACGTTTCTCGTATCTCTTTAAGAGCGGATATTTTCTCCGAGTGCATAACCGTGTACGAGGCGCGAGCCTCGTCGTCGTACAAGCACCCCGACGCTATTTGACGTAGCTTTATACCGAGTGCGGAACTTGAAAACGCTACGACGGTTCGTGAGTTGGCATACGGATTCATGCCAGATTCCGTTTGGTAAGTCAAAACAAAATCACGCTCCAGCGTCTCGTATTGCTTCAGAACTTTGCGAGGCAAGTCAACGTACACGTTCTTAAATAGGCACTCCGGAAGGTTTGCTTTGTAGTCGACAACGTAAACCAGCGGCTTCAGCGCTTTGAATAGGTCCGGTATCTTCAACGGGTCGGCCTCGAACACCGTAACTACGCCGTTGACTTGATATTTGACGCGCATAAAACGCTCACGGAACGACCCAAGCGTTTTACCGAGAGCCGCCCCTCCGTCGAGCAGAAAACATTGGTGCCACAAATTTTCATACCCGCCGTGAACCGGTGTACCGGATAGCTCTATACGTCGGGGCACTTTATTGCAAATACGACGTATCTCTTTGCTACGTTTTGATCGGTGGTGCTTGAACAGCGTACTTTCATCCATCACCACGCAGTCCCAGCAACCGTGCGGTATCTCTTCTATGCGCGTCACGCTACACACAGCTATGTGGTGCGTTGTAGGCTCGCACAAAAATAGCTTCACGTCGAGCGCACGGTCGCAAAAACGTATATTCAGGGGCATGCCGTATTTGGTCGCTTCCTGCACCCACACGCTCCGTGCCACACGTTTCGGCGCTACGATTAGAATGTTTCTTACGCGCTCTTGTGGGTTTATTATTAAAGCGGTGAGTGCAGTCAGCGTTGCCAACGTCTTACCTGCCCCCATAGGTGCGACGACGAGGAGATTCTTTCGTTGAATCTCCTCACGTACTATCGCTTTTTGGTGGTCAAGCAGTTCAACCATGTTAGTGATCGGTATGCGTTACGATCGTCCCGTTCTGCTTTCGTTGGGACAACTTGTCTATGTTCATTTGCGCGACCTCTTCGAGGGAGAAGTCCATGCGGTTTGCAATGCCTGCAACAAACCAAAGAACGTCGCCGAGTTCTTTCATTAACTCGGCACGATTTTGCTCGACCTCGACCGTATTGAACGTGTCGAGTACGACCATGTTACCGTCGATACTTGCGAATCGTTTACGTCTCCACTTTGCTATTTTCTCACACAGTTCTCCTACCTCGGACACGAGGCCGAAAAACATATACGTGTCGTTATTGCAACTGTCGATCATCGTCGACATTGCTTTGCGCTGATAATCGTTCAGTTCCATACTATTTTGCGTAATTCCAATTCTGAATCATTCCGTCAAGGAACAAAATGTGGTGACGCAACTCCGACGTGAACGCGGTCAGATCGCTCTCGAACGTGGCGTCCATTTCCGGCTCCGCGATGATGTCATGAACGATCGCTACGATCGTATTGAGTTCGTTGCGTGTGTCCTCCGAGAACAGGTACGTGTTGTTGAGACGTTTCGTCTCCAACAGATCGTCCGGTTTAATATACGACCGATCTCGCCACACTTTTGAACTCGTCTCCGGTGTCATGGCGAGTACTCTCATCGTCTCGGCGATTTTATCCGCTCCGCCGAGCAGGGTTTTCCATACACGATCCAACAGGATGTGCGTTGAATCGAAAGCGTCTCCAGCTACAAGCCAATGACGACCTTTTACGTTCGTTGCTACCACTTCGACAGTAGACAGCAGTCGGTTAAGGGATGCCTCCCAGGTTACATTATTCTCCATCGTTATCTTCGTTTGTGAACTCGCGGTAATACCGAGAGCTCGGGTCTGTTTCGTATGTTTTGTAGGAATACATGAACAGCTCGTCGAGTTCCGTTATACGTCTATCAAGAACGTAGGTATCAACGCCGTGCTCTTTCAGTATCCTATGCGCTTCTCTCTGGGCCGGAGAACACGTTTTTCCCGTCGTTTTTGTCTCGACGTAAAGAGTTCTACCACCGACGTGGATAAGATAGTCCGGCACACCTTTGAACGTAAGCGGGTGAACTTTCAGAATCAACCCATTGGCTTTCTTTATGGCGTCGCGCAAGTGCCTCGCGACGGTAGCCTCCGGAGCTGGTTTCATAATCCACGCTTTCCTACGTTCGAGCGCACGAGACGCTTTTTTAGCGTCCCGAAGTTTCTTTAATCGCCGAAGCGTAGCTTCGTGCGACCTTTGCAAAATGTCACTCATACTCAACAAAATTTACCTGGCCAGTGTCCACGAGAACCTCAATACGCGGTGTTACTACGGGACACTGAACAGCGTTTATAATATCGTTAATTTTAATAGGGTCGTCATACTCGTCGACTATAACGCAGTAAACGTTTTTAGTCTCGTCGTATACGCGCACGATCTCTTCCACGGTTTCGTCCCGCATATCAACGATACGACAACCGCAGGCCGCGAGCCGTTGCATAGCGCCCAGTCGCTCTTTCGAGAGGTTTAAGATCGTACCCATGTCGAACGTATAACTCGTACCGTACTCTCGCATATAAGCAGGTCTGTCGCTATATCTTTAACGAGACGACCGCCGCGTAGCATATACTCCGCGGTGAGGTCGATGCAACCGCGCTGAACGTATTTAAGAGTGTCCTGCCAAAACTCGTTGTCGCCGAAACTATCCCGCAAGGTTTGGAGCACAAGACGCTCAATCCGAGGAGCGAGTTTTGTCGTGTAGAACCTCTTATAGTAGAAGTACCGAACCATAGACACGTGAACGTCGTAATCAAGTTCCTCGCTTATCGCGACAAACCTTTCGCTGGTCGTTCGTATATCTGTCATTTCCTTTACCCGATTCGCAACGTACAAAGCCAAGATGCCGAACGGCTCGTACCGACATAGCCCCTCGACGGCTCCCCGAGGTACGCCGTATTTATTTGTTATATATTCCAGCGTCAATAAGTACGTCTTCGGTTTTACTCTCCTCATTTTTCTTTTGCTGTTTTGGTTTAACTTTTCGTAACCACGCTACGCACGACCCGTACTCGCCGAACCGTTTACTTACCGTGGTTTGCTCGAACAACCCGGTTCGACGTATAGAATCCGCGACCTTACGCCCGATGGCTGGCGTCATATCTTTACGTTCATACTCGTAAAACTCACGAGCCACTTCGGTTGTACAAATCCACTCTCGCGGCTCACCTGTCCACGCCTCACGTTGGTTGTTCCAATATGACTTGTGCTCGAACGCTGTCATACGTCGCCAATCCGGCGGGACAGGCATATTCAGATAATCGGAGAGCGCTCCGATCTCGGAATCCTCCGATTTGTGTATCAAACGTATCTGTCTCGCCTCCTCCTCGGCCTCCGGGGATAGAACGGGCAAGACACCTTGCAGGTAGTAGTGGACGGCCTCGGCCCAATACTGATCCACGAGATCGAGGAACGTATCTTTGTGAATGTCAACTTTAACGCGATCCTTATTACACATTAGTCCCCACCAACGTCTACCGTCCTCCGACGGATCGTCGAGAAACACAACGTCGTTCGACGAGGCAATAAACACGCATTGTCGTTTGTAAGTTTTTGTGTACTTCAGATACGCAGACCTGTACCTATCCTCCCCCTTTGTGACGAACGCTTTTCGGCTGTTGGTGCTACGGCTCTGAACACCGTTGAGCTCCGGAATCTCCATGATCCACACGCCGCGCAACTGCTCATACGCCTCTTTGCTACCGTTAAACGTGTAGAACGTATCGGAGCCCCACAGCTTCGCCATACGTCGGATAAACTTCGACTTACCGAAGCCCTCTTCCGACACGAGTACGGGTATGTAGTCCATTTTAGAGGCAGGTATGAACACGCGACGAACAGCACCGGTAAAGAACTTGATACCTACCTCACGTGCGTACAAGGAATCTGCAACACCGAAACAGTCTATGAAGATTGTCGCCAACCTCGGCACCCCGTCCCACGTAAGTGAATTGAGGTAGTCGCGCACGGGGTGGAAAGCGTTTTCGTGCTCCACGATATTGAGGGCGTCCGTCAACACCGCCCGGGCATCAAACCCGTATTTGTCCTCGAAATACAAACGTAGATAACTTTCATCCGTGTCGGTCATTTCCGTGTACGTCTGTATATTCTTACAGTCCTCGCTCTCCGGCTTTATGTCGAACGACCTCCATGACGGTGTTCGCTTAAGCACCGGCGCCTCGCTGAACAGGTCATACGCAAAAATGTCCCGAATCTCCGGATCGTATTTTAATATGGTCTGTGCGTTTTTAAGCGTCTTCTCAAGATTGCCGTTTTTATCGACTTCCAAACGTTCAGTAAGTATCGCTTTCGCGTCCTCGTCGTCCATGCCGTCAATCGTTAGCCGGTGGGCCTTTCCGCTATCCGCACGTATGCCGAGGCTTTCACACAACGAGGCCATAGCCGCCTCACCTTGTCGCCCCTCACCGAACTTGTACAAACGTACCGCATCGTAAGCGTTATGACACCTGCCGAGGTATGGGTCTGACGAGTGGTTCGAGTAAAGGTATTTGTCCTCGTAGATAACGCCACCGCCTACCGTGGTAGCGCCTATCAACGTATACCGTCCGTTACTCTCTTTTCGCCACACGTCCGAGAGGTACGTTTCTACGGCCTCACGTATGGACACCTTTGCGCAGAACGCACCTATCAAACCACCTTTGTACTTCGGGTCCTGTACGTGTACTTTCTCCGGGACTGGTACGTTCGATAAGTCCTGCCAATTATCAAGTTGTGCGACAAGGCTTGTAACGTCCAACTCGTCTCCCTCTCCCGTCTCGAAAAAATACTCCGCATCCTTTGGGATAGACGGCAAGAACATGATCCGATTGAAATCGAACGTAGCCACGTCGATAGGTATCTCGAACTTATCGTGCAACACGCGCATAATAGCTCCGTACTCGTCTGCAAGCACAAGGCGATTAAGCGGCGCAACCACACGAAAGCGAGGTTCTTCCAGGGTTGAGCTATGCGTGCTATGTATAACGTAAGATTTGCCAGCGAGCCATTCGCGCAACTTCGGCAACGTAGTGTCAGCCGCTTCGTCTATGTCTATCACAAGCAACTGACGGTAGGTCACTTTTCTTTTTGTGCACAGGCCGCCGATGAAAAACCCAACGTCCTTTACGTCGACGCGCTGGGTTTTACTCATTTCGGCGTACTGTTTCATCGTCTCGTCGGTTCGAGTTACGTTTCGTAAACGCTCCACGATCTCGCCCCACTCGAGACGGTATTGCTTCGTGGTGGTTTGCGAACGCTTTAAGCCGAACGCTATGTCATACACACTCATATTATTTCACGTATCTGAAATCCGTAAATCCATCACCTTTTGTCACAAGTCCGGGGGCCCACTCGATAGGGCGAGCCATTTCCTCCAGCAAGACGTTCAACGTCGTTTCGCCGTCACGTGCGACGTACCAAATCTCGTCGTGCACCGAGCCTACACATTCGCTATCCTCGTCTCTGTTTTTGACACGCTGCATAATGTCAACGAGCACGTCGCGTGCGATAGCTTGCGTTACGTTCTCAAGCAACGCCCCGCCCCACATCTTCGTGCGGGCCGCATTCTCACCACCCCGAGAATAGTCGAGATAGAAGATCGTGCCGTTCTCAACGTGCGTACCACGATAGAACAGTGATCGTCCGCTCGGTAGCTGAATAGCCGCGGTGCGGCCGTCATACTTAAACGTTAAGAACGTCTGTCCGCATTGTAGCTTCGCAAGACCCCGCTTCATAGCTTCGAGAAACGCTTTCTCGATCAACCGCCACAGCAGACAAATCTCGGGATTTGTACCCCGCCAAACACGCACGAGCTCCGTGACTTTTGTCTCGCCTTGCTCTCGATAGAAGTCGGGCGCAATACGTTGAATAGCCCCGGCGCCTCCGCCGTAGCCGAGGCCGAGCTCGGCGCACTTTCCCATTTGACGCTCCGGCATCCCTCTGTGAACGTTCTCAATATTGAGCATTTTTTCAGCCGAGCGGGAGTAAATATCTTCGTCGTTCTTGAACGCCGTCATGCGCCATTCGCACGCGGCGAGCCACGCCACTATGCGGGCCTCGATTTGCGAAAGGTCGGCGCATACGAACGAACGAGACGTCGTCCCGGCGTATATGCACAGTCGAAGATGCTGACGCAGGTGGTCGTAGCTACGCACGTTAGCAAGGTCTGCGGTTGCGTCGTCACTACCATGCGGGAAGTTTTGAAGCTGTACACCCTGGCTACTCCAACGCCCGGTGTGCGCTCCGTAGCCTACGAACTCTCCGTGTAAACGCCCATCGGGGCATATACGTTCTGCGGCTTTCATTATCTTCGAGAACGCCGCGCCCGTAGCTTGATCCCGTAAGTCAAGAATTTCATGCGACACACCCTCACGTTCTTTTTTGTTGAGGCTTGTCAGCACTACGCGCTCTCGGAACAACGCAAGTTGCACCTGTTTGGCCGAGCGTAGATTGTCTATTCCGTACTTCTCCTTTGCTATCCGTCCCGCTTTCTCCGAATACTCGGAGGATTTTTTGTATATATTATACGCGAGTTTGAGGTCAAACGGCACTCCGTTGAAGTTAATCTCAAACGTATAACGCATAGCGAAGAGTTCTTGAACGGGTAGCGGAGACATCGCACGATAAATCTCGCGCAGAACCTCTACATCTATACGTGAATATTCGATGAAACGCACGGCCTCCTCGGGGAAATCACGCATTTCATTGAACGTTATCGTCTTGTCTTTTGACTTACGAGGTGTGGAGAAAAACATCATTTCCTCCGACGACGCCTTGTTTTTCGTGCGCAACATCTTTGCAAGGTGGTCGAGCGCACGAGGGTAGCCAAAATACGCGGCTTGATACGCGGTGTCGAACCAACAGCCGGGATTCACGGGTATGCCCATAGCATACCGGATGATCGCCATTTCAAATTCCGCGTTGTGCGCAACTTTCAAAATGTCGTCATTAGCTAACGCTTCGTATACGATTTCCGGTATAATCGCGGTAGTCTTAACCGGAGCGTCGTCGAACGCATACGATAATAACAATATGGACGTCGAGGCGTCCTGTGCATACCTGTGGGCACCCACGGCTTGCAGGTTTGCGGCGCTTCGCGTCTCGAAGTCTAAAAATAGTGTCATATACTCACGTTTTAGTGGTTCGGCCCGGTGCGGGTAACGATCCCGCACGCACGGATAACCGTGCGCTCCGTTCCGGGCTCCGATCATGTTAACGTATGATCGCAACGTCCTTTTTTCGTAGCGTCTTAACGACGCCGGATAGTTTAACGTTTACGGTTGACCCGGTCTCGCTAATCACGAGACCGGTATCGCCTGTCTTGTTCGATCGAACTACGTGTCCCACGTATGTCGGTCTACTCATACCCCTCGGTGCTGATGTAGTCGTCTACGTTATGCGACACACCTCCGATAGGATCGCCGGGGGCCATACGCATCACCGCAAGCACGTTGCATCCGATGCCTTGTGCCGTCGAGTTGCAGTACGTCCAAAATTGGACGTTCGCAAAGATGTAGTCGCCGCTTCCGAGCTCCTCGTCGGAAATACGCTCAACGTCCAGCCCGGCGATAGGCACGCCGTTAAGGATCACGCGCTTCTGCTTGTCTACAACGATCGGGCGAACCGTTTTGCTCGAAACTTTGAGACGCAGGTAGCCACGGAAATCCTCCGCATCATCTTTTTCGTCTGCGTATTCGTCTCCGTCCTCAAGACAGCAGTTTTTCGGGTTGATACTCTTCGGCGTCTTGCCCGTGAAGCCCTGCTTACGCAGGTTGTCAAACGCCTCGGCGAAACGTTCTTTGATCTGCGCGACTTTCGCCTCATCATCTTTCGGGATCAAAATGATCGCGCTGTATTTGGGGTCTCCTACCCCGCCCTTTACTTGTTTTTTCTCGAACAAACCGTTCGGGTAGACGATGCGGCACGTCGGCGCACCCTTGATCTGGAATCTGTCCATACGTTTAAGTTGTTAAGTGTTTATAAAAGTGGATTTTTTACGTTCGCTATCCGGCACAACCGAACAATCTCCTCCGGTGTAGTCGAATAGTAATACGTTGATTTGTGCAAAAGTGTGAGAGGTATGTCGCACGGGTCGCTCTCGGAAAATCCCGCGCTCTCAAATAGGTGATACAGGTACGACGAGTTGCAATGATTGCGAAACGATTTACGTCGATGAAAACCGTCCTTTGGCTCAACCTCCGCGAAAAATACGTCCGCCATGTCCGAGTACTGCAATGTATTGTTGCATTCGAGGTACAGCGCCGTGTAGTCACGCACGTTGATATTTTCCCGGAACGCACTAAAATCCGTAGCGTACAGAATGCGCTCTCCGTCGTGCCGAATGTCGAATCCAATGCACGGAACGTCGTGCTTCAGCAATACCGCACGCACGAGATACTCCTCTCCCGGTTTAGCGTCGAACGGAATACGATACGTCGGAGCTACCCTATCGAAAACCGAAGCATCCTCCACCGTTTTGAGGATATTAAACGGTATGAACGGATAACGAGACGACAACGTATCCGCGGTCTGCTTCGACGTATAAATCGGCAAGTCGGCAAACCTGTCCAAACATTTCACGTGGTCGTTGTGGCTGTGCGTAACTAACACAGCCCGGCCTTTTGGTGTTACTTCCGGGCAGTAGCCAGCGTCTATAATGATAGTGTCGTCTATCACAACGCAGTTACCGCTACTCCCGGACTTTACAATATTTACGTTCATTCTTTCAAGGATTTTGATCCGCTGGCGACTTTAAGCGCACTCACGATCGTGAGTAGCCCCTCGACATCGCCAGCCTCCAGTTTACGTGTAAAATTTGCGATTACCTTTTCCTTTACTGCGTCCGGAACGTTCGGAGCAAACGCACGTATAAGATCGAACGAGCCGTCCGGACCACCGTATCTCGCCTCCGTCACTTTATAACGTCGGCCACGACCAAACATATAGCGTAGGCGGATATACGTGTTCTCCGGGAAACCGTCTAACTTCTCGTCGAGAATGTCGCTAACGTACAGTTCGCACACCCCTAATTTATCCGGGGCGTCGAGCATAATCCGCGGGATAGCCAAGCGCCCGAAACCGTATTCTTTATACGTGCACTCGCCCCGTTGAAATCTTACGATAGTCTGCACGTAGTTAGTGTGAACAGTGGTCGTAACCGACACATACTTATCAAGCGCACTCATACTACTTTTCATTGATAGCGTCATCCAGTGATCGGAGAGGTAGAGCAATCTCCACGTTGCTAACGGTGGGACGTACTGTTACTGTCCCCTCTACCTCTACCTCGTCTACTTTACACGTCTCCACGAGATTCTCGTCGCAGAAACGTAAAGCCGCGCTTAACGATCTGAACTCGTGTTCCGACGTTTTCCCGGCGCGCAAAACTCGAACTTTTACGCTGGTGTCCGTGATAACGAACGTTCCGTAACCTACTGCAATCATATTAAATAGTCTTTAAGTGTCAAATGATATTCCCTGCGAGACAAGTTACAACGCGATTCGTCGGCGTTACGTCCTTTCTCGTTTAACACGTGAATCTCGAACCTGTTTGTCCCGTCATGGTGAAAACCCTCGACGATAATAGTTGAGGCGTGTTGCGATATTCGACATTCGTAGCATTTATCTACGCATTCATAGATAGCATCTACCATTGTTTTGCACACTGTCGGAGCAATCTCCGGCGAGCCGTTCCACAGCCCGAGACGCCCGGTTATAACACACGCACGTTGAGCGATGCTACTGTACCGCAGAATCTCCATGAAGTCCTCGAACGACGTGGGTTCCTCCCAAGTGTCGACATACGTTGTTTTAATCATGACAATAAAAGTTTTAATTTACGTTCAGACTATCCGAACGTTTCTTGCGCCCCGGCGCGGGCATGATCCGCACGTTTCAATTTTCCGGGGCAGGCCTGCTATAAAGTCGTCGGCCACGTTATACAGTACCTCGGCTCGATCTTGCGTTCTCCAGCGGCGCTCAACTTACCGCCAATAACCGTAAATTTGTTGACGCAACCGAGACCTCCGAGGAACTCGTTAATAAATTCAACCACCGAACGCGTGAAGCGTCTACGACATATATGCACGTAAGGTTTGCATCTCCCAAACTTCGGGTCGTTCACGTACAGTAACAACTCTCCGTTATGATACACTTCAGAACGTGATTGTGCAAGATTTGTCAATCCGACGTAACGTCTAAACTGAACGTGCTCGGCGCGGTTAAATCCGCGTAACATTACTTCTGAAGCCCACATACCCTGTCAATTATAGTTTTACACCCCTTCTCCAACGATTCGCGGCTCGCGAATCGCGTAAGCTCCTGCGGTCTGAATTTAGGGTTAACCCCCGCAACGCTATTGCCGATCGCATCACGTAATTCGGCTATCACTTCTTGATAATAGTCGTACCTGTCAATCGCGTCGATAAGAATCGCTACCGTCTCCCGCACGTTCTTTATTTTAACGATAACGGCATCGCGTATCGCTTGCGCGCAAATACGATTTTCCGGAGTAACTCCTTCGTCAACGAAAAACGATAAATTCATGTCGTCGTCGATATACGTCCCGGTCGTAACTCCGTTCTTATCCTTACCGAGAGCTATCCAACGCTTGCACATGTAAAACGTAAACCACAGACGTTGATAGGAAACTCGTCGTCCGTTTTCCCAGGTCTCGTATTTACGAATCTCGGTTGAGATACCAAACCTTGGGGATGATACGTTTGTGTTAGGGTTGTACACCTGCTCGCACGCGGCGTCGACCGCTTTTTTGAATCTTACGTTCAACGTTTTGCCGTCGAATCGTTCCGCAACGTCGAGTAAGACGTTAAGATAGTTGCAAAACGCAACGTACTCTCCAATTTGCGCTTTTGAAATAGCAATAAATCGTTCTTTGTTCATAACAATAAAATTTAATTTACGTTCAGACTATCCGAACGTTTCGAGCCCGGTGCGGGTAACGATCCCGCACGCACGGATAACCGTGCGCTCCGTTCCGGGCTAACCTAAACTAACCCTTTTGTGTACGTTTTCATAAAACATACGTTTCTTCTCGTGTCAGTTGTGTCACCCGAGCAGACTTTATTAGCTCCTCGAATCCGACATACGCAATGTCGGATAACTCTTTTAACCTATCATCGTACCCTATGCGGATAAATGCTTCTTTTGTATACGCTGCCGCTGCACTCGTTCTATGAAACCCGGAGTCTATCACGTACTCATCACCGCCGCGTGAACGTACATAAACTCTATACGTTTTTGTGAACTTGTCCGTACCTATAACAATATGCTAATTTTCCACATCGTCGGCTTACCTACAATAACAGGGACACCGTTTTTAATCGAAATTCTGACATCCTCTCGCGTATAAGCGTGTAGTAATACGTTTATACGCTCGACGGCGCCACGCGGGTGAGGGTGTAGCTCATGCGTCGAAGAGTTTACTATACTCACGTAAATTGTTTTCGTTTTCTTCTCGACCTGGGCTATAACGACGTTATGATAATACAACAAGACCGGGGCTCGCGTGTATAAATGTATGTTTATCCACGTAACCCTCCAAACCGAATCTTGCGAGATCGTACAACGTGTAAATCGGCGGAATCGTAGTCCCGCGCAACCGATCAAAGCGTTTCATATTAATAACAGAGATTTACGTCCCAGTCTGACGGAACATACTGGACGAGGCGGCATTCTTTACCCATAGCTTTGACATACGTTCTGCACGTAACGTCAAATGCCCCATCGGTGAGGCTGCCTAAAATAGCATTCATACGCGACGTCGTGGTAACTGTGTCCCACCCGCACGTGTGCAAGTCTATACGTTTTTCCGACGGCGTTATTTGTGCAATACAGTTACCAAACAAAAACACTTTCACGCCTAAAACAACGCTTTGCTCGTTGTCTCCGGACCACACGGGTAACACCTCCGTGTTAGATTCTCTAAACGGTTTTTCGCTCTTAATAGCGGCGACCATGCGCTCTTCAATTTTTCTCATAACAATAGAATTTTAATTTACGTTCAGACTGTCCGAACGTTTCTTGCGCCCCGGCGCGGGCATGACCCGCACGTTTCAATTTTCCGGGGCTGTATTATTTACGTTAGATAAATTTTACCTGGCCGTTGTACTCCAGCGTTACGGCCTCCTGCGACATTTCGCGTTTCACTACCTCGCACAATTCCACAACGTCCTTAAAACGTTCTGCGGCCTGCTCGCTCGTGCAATACGCGTATACGATATTGACGTTCTCGTATACGATTTTCCCGGCCTCCGTCACCCACGCGCCAACTGCGGGCGTAGTTGTCGCACCGCCAAACCACGACGCGAGACGACCTAAAACGTACTCTTTCATACGCAAGGCCATCTCCTCGTCGACGTTGTCTACGTTTACAGTCGAGGGCACGTAAACCGAGAATTTGCAATTCAGATCAAACGAAAATTTAAGCGTTTTCATAGCAATAGAATTTTTAATTTACGCTCGGACTATCCGAACGTTTCGAGCCCCGGCGCGGCCACGATCCGCACGTTTCAATTTTCCGGGGCTACCCACACAATTATCCTACGCTCAACCGTACCACGTTCGGCACGTCTATATTCTGCACGCTTTCCGCGTTGTCGACGATAATAGGGAACGCCTGCATACCCTTTCGGGTGCGCGCGGCGTCGAGAAGTTTCACGACCAACCGCACACGTTCTGCACGATTTACGCTTTTCAGAGGTACGCCGTTGTACGTCAATGTGCACGTACTGGACGTCCGTCCCGACGTTTTGAACGTTTTGTCCGTCTCGATCGACCAGCCGTCCGGCATATCGGCGAGAATTGCGTTTTTGTCGGCCTCGCGCAATTGTGCCTCGACTGTTGCTATTTTCTCGTCAATGTCGATCAACGCGCCGCGCGCACGTTGCGCACGTGCTACCGCGTTTTGCGCCTCCTCGATTGCGTCTTGCTCCGCCTTATAAGCGTTTAGCTTCTCCATGATGCGCACGTTCTCCTCTTTGTTCTCCGTCATACGCGCGCACGCCTCGTAATATTCCGCGCGTATCTTGCGCACCTTATCCGAGGAGTATCCGTGCCCGCACGTCGGGCACGTGCAGACGATACCCTCGCGGACGCGCATAACGTCGCGCGCATACCTGTCTGCAAACTCGCTTTCGGCACGCGTCAACGCTTCGCACGTCGGCGTCGGGATTGTCACGTTAAGCACGGCGAAGCGTTCCGCGTCCGCACGAGACGCGCGCAACCCGGATAACGTTTTACGAAGCGCGTCGGCCTCGCCGTTATCCATAACGCCCGCACGTGCTAACAATTTACGCAACTGGTCCGACGTCACGGTGCCCGTTGTCAGCGCATTGACGTCCGCACAAGCGGCGGCAAATTCGACGTCGACGCCGCGCTCCATGAACGCACGCACGAAGTCGGTTTGCGTCACAACGTCGCCGTTAACGTACAACGTTGTGCCCTTTGCGGTCAACGTGCGACGTATTTCCACGCCCGCAAAGCCTGACAGCGTTACGGACGTCACGACGCCACGACGGCCCGCGGGCCGCACATCGAATCCGTCTAACGTTTTTCCGGTGAGCGCCCAATAATAAGCGTTGACCAACGTAGTTTTACCCGCGCCATTTGGCGCGGCGGCCGATTCGATCGGGGCGGACCTGCTCGCGAATCCGGCAAAGTTCGATAATGTTAATAACATACTTGCAATTGAATTAAATGAACGAAACGGCCGTTTGGGCCGTTTCGATCGGGTTTTTGCCGTCCGGGCGGCCGCGAGCCGCGCGCCGGGCATACCTCAATAGTACCCCAGTTCGGACGTTTTCGGGCTGGTGCGCCCTGTAAAAACGAGCAAGCCCAGCCCGCCCGGGCTGGGTGCTTCGATATTCGTATGCGGGCGGGTTAGTTCGCCGCGTCCGGATCAATGCCGGCGGCAATCAGCATTTGCCGCAGCCGCTCAACGTCGGAAACGGCTTTCGCGGCTCGGGCTTCTGCGTCGGCAACCTTGGCGGCGAGCGTTTCACGCTTCTCACGCTCGGGCATCACGTACTCCATCACGGCGGCGATCGCTTCCTTGACCTCATCGGCGTGCGCGGCCTGCTCCGCCTCGGCCTTCTCAAGCGCCTTGCGGCACTCCTCAACGCGTGCCGCGAGCCGTGCGGCGTCCTTCTCGGCGTCCAGCACAGTGTGGGCCGCGCGCTTAATCGACACGCCGGGCATAGCGTCGGCCGCTATCTCGTCGTCCGGCACGACGGTGCGGCGCACCTTCTCGACACCGTCGTCGTCCGTATATACGGACGCTTTGAAGAAGTTGCCGGTGCGGCGCTCAAAGTTGAGGCCGTGCGCTTGCAACTCGGGCAACCTGGCTCGCAGAATAGCGGCGGCTTTCTGCTGCTCGGGGGTCTGTTCAACGTTCTGTTCAACGTTCTGTTCAACGTTCTGTTCAACGTTCTGTTCAACGTTCTGTTTTTCGTTCGACATAACTGTAAAATTTTTAATAATTGCATCGGGGCACTATGTGTGTTCCCGTATTGCAAATATAGGAAAATATTTTGACATACGCAAAAACGCAAACCTTTTTTCGGGGGCATACCTATTGGATTTTTTTATACGTTTTACCGGAATTATTCGATTTTACCCCTATTTTTGCTTATGCCGCGACGGGAAACTATAAGAAAAACTTATGCCCACATTTTTTCGTAACTTGTTCATTGTCAGACTGTTAAACGTTGGGATAATTTGCACTGATTTTCAGCGAGTTGCAAGGTTATCCCAACACAAAATAATTAACAGCCTGACAATCAATTAGTTCAATGTCGTTATAATATGTCTTTGATTTACAGACCGTTACGGCGGTTTGTCGTTATTCGTTGTTCTTAAAATTCTTTAATAATAGCCGTAAGTCGTTGTCCGTCAGCGGTTTATATTATAAACTTGACAACTACACATAGGTAGTGGTGGATAACAGGGCATTTTCAAAACTTTTCAAAAATTGACCCCCTGTAGGGGTGTTTTTTCAGAAATTTTCAAAATTTTTTTCGTTTATAACAACGTTTTTGCCCCCAAAGGTCTGTAAATCAAGAAGTTAGGCCGTTTTTTATCTGGTTTTCGGTATACCGCGGCCCGTTTGTAAGTTATTGTAGGCCAGTACGTTACACGGATTTAGACCCCCCCATGTTTTGTGTTTATAAAAATTTTTATAAACACATTTTTCGCGTAACGTCGTGACGATCAACAAGTTATACGGTTTACCTTATATCCCACTTTATATAACCGTCGTAACTCGTTGATCGTCACGACGTTACGGCGGCTAAAGTCGGAAATTTAACATAATGTTAAAAATTGGTCAACCAATTTATGCAATACACGTAACGGCGCGGTGCAACTTCGATGCGCCGGAAAATCGGCTCGTCGTTACGTTTAGCCGACGCGCCGCCGTGCCGATCGGCCAAACGTTTAG